TCGATGCCCAGAAGGTGCCCGCCTTCCTCGACTTCCTCGACGCTGATGGTTTCCACCAGAACCCGCAGAATATCGCGCGCATGGATGACCAATTCGGGTTCTGCGAGGATCGTTTCCAGCTTTCTGACATGCGTAGCGTAGACCTCTTCCAGGTCGGTTGGCAGCATCGGCCGGGCGTCTTCAATCTGCCGCTGTTGGGCCTGTAATTTGAGCTTCCGCGCTTCAGCCTTCGACAGGGCTTCAATGAGGGCAGGGCTGTTCACGCCGGCGAGGATCGCGTCGGTTCCGTTACGGATTTCAGTCTCCACCGCGCGGAGCTGGCGGGTGACCGAAGCGCGGTCGGCCTGAAGCGACTGCGTCGCATCAGTGAGCGCCCGCGCATACTCCTCACGGAAACGCTTGAACGCATCCGAACCGAGCAGCGCGCGTTTTACGCCGCCCAAGACGGCCTGTTCTGCTTCGTCCTTCAAGAGCCCTGTCATGCCGGTGCATTGGGTGGGCCCCTGTTCTTTGGCCGTTTTGCAGTAGTAGCGTTTGTGCACGGTGCCAGCGATCGTCAAGGGCCCGCCGCATTTGGCGCAGCGGAGGAAGCCGGACAGAAGAAACTTGGGACGGGGGCCGACGCCGCCGCTGTTGGAGCCCCGCCGGGGTTTGACCTGAAAACTGTCTTGGCGCGCCTTGACCTTCGCCCAGAGGTCATCGTCGATAATCCTCAGCTCCGGAACCTCAACGCGAACCCATTCTTCCTCAGGCCGCAGGCGGGAGACCCGCTTTTGTGTTTGGGGGTGTCGACGGTACTCGAGGCGATCCCAGACCCTGACGCCGATATAGAGTTCGTTGTTTAGGATACCGGTGCCGCGTCTGCGATTGCCGAAGACAGTATTCTGGCGCCATGCTTTTCCGCTCGGGCTTGGGATTCCGTCTTGGTTCAGCTGGTCGACGATCTTCTTGGGCGATATCCCCTCGGCAAACTCTGTCAGGATGCGGCGAACGATTTGGGCTTCGCCCTCATCGATGACGAGCGCGCCTTTGATCTTGTCGCCTCGTTCATCTCTGGGGATGACATAGCCGTAAGAACGTCCGCCGGCGCTTTTCCCCGCTGCGATGTTGCCCGCCAGGCCGCGGTGGGCCTGTAGGGCGATGGATTTCAACAAGGCGCCGCTCATTAGCGACTTCAGCCCCATGTTCAGCGCGTTCGCCTCTCCATCGATGATCGTCATGATCTTGACGTCATGAAAGGCGCAAAGCTTTTCCAGCTGAGCGCTGTGCTCACCGTCGCGGGTCAGGCGCTCAATGTTCTCGGCTACCACAACCTCGACCAGGCCGCCCTCGATGCCGCGCAGCAGTTCCTGATATCCGGGTCGGTGGTCGCTATACCCCGTGAGCTCCGCGTCGGTCAGGATGCGTTCGATGTGCCAGCCGTGTCGATCGGCGAACCGCTGACATTCTGAAATCTGATCATCGAGGGATTTCTGTGTCTGCTTGTTGGTGGAGTAGCGGGCATAGACCCATGCGCGAAGGGCGGTTGATGCGGATTTTGTGGGCATAGAGGGGGTCCTTGCGATGAGAAAAGGCAATCGGCCAGCATGCGGCGGAATGGATGGCATGCATCCCGCCGGGGCGGCAAGTTAAAGTTCGGGTCGGGTCAGGGTTGGCAGGGCTTACATTTTTGGCGCTGGCTGCGTGGTAATCATTACCGGTGGGTGCACTGTGCCAATGATGGAGAGACGCACAGCGCCGCCTTCTTGAAGCATCGCCAGTTCCTTGGGGGTGGGTTCCCAAACGCTGGTCATATGAGGGGTGCCATCGATCACTTCATCGAGGATGGCGAGTGCATAGTATTCGTCTTGTGCCTCGGCCAGTACGCGCGTGGCGTTGGTTATTCTTAAGGGCTGCATAAAGTCTCCGGGGTTGGTTAATTAGGTCTGATGAGGCGGAGGCGGCTTATCCCGCAACTCACCATGCTTCAGAGCACCCACCGAGCGCAGGTATTCAGGCTCAAGGCTGGACCAATCGAAATCGTCTTTGAATAACGAGCACCAATGATCCGCATCGCGGTATGGATAGCCCGGCGGGGGCGTGTAGGATGAAAACCCACCGCCAGTGATCGACATCATCACATCATGTCCAGAAAGTATCCCGCCACTTTGGCAGCGCCCGGTTAGGCCCATGTCGCTTTGCCAATGGTCGCATCCTGCGCAGCACTGGCCTTGCGCCCAATACATGCGGTCGCATTTCTCCTGATACCATTTGTCGAAGGCTTCACGGTCGCGCGCCTTCATCGAATCGACTGATGCAAGGCGGCGGCGTTCAATTTCTTTCGGCGTGAAGTTTGACCAAGACATGACCGTGCTCTTTTTCAGTTCACTCAGCTTTAGAGAATACGCGCATTACTTCTTCGGCACATTCCGGGCACGGTTGCATCCTGTCCTTTGGCGCGGAAATGAAGGCGTGGTCTATGCTGATGAACACCCACTCCATTCTGGTCAGCTTTGCTCCGCAAAGCGCCTCGTCTTCGTGGTCAAGGTGCGTATTAACGATGTGGCGCTGGTAATCTTTCATAATAGTTGCTCCGATCTGGACAGCGATTGAAGATACACTTGTACGTTTTTCCTGAAGCGTCGTTTTGGGCTTAGGGCTTAAAGTTCAGAGCGGCCGTGCCCGTCATTGCTTGGCGCTCATCGACAGACGTCATCTCGCGGGAAATATGGCGCGCGAGAAGAACGATCATGCCCTCCAGCGCGATGTCGCAGGCCGATGTGGCTGGGTCGACAGCGACTGGATCGCCGGTCTCTTGTTGGCGATCGGTTCTCGGCGTCGGGCGGGTGGTTGTGATCTGGGTCATGCCAGCACCCCCAAAGCCAGCGTTGTCAGAGCGATCAGCGCAAGGCTGACCGCTAGAGCCGGGGTCGCAATACAGAGCAGCCTCTCAAAAAGCGGCATCACTTGTCCTCCTGTCTTTCTCTTCTGCGTCGAGCGCGCGCAGCGCGGCGGGTGAAATCGCCTCCAGCCAGCGCTCGCATTTCTCCCAAGCTTCCTCGGCCGCGAAGCTGTCGTGCGCGCGGATCGCGAGCCGTAGCTGCTGGAAATCCCTGCGGATGGTCGCGTAGCGGACCTTCCCGAAGCGCCGAGATGTGGTGTGATCCTCAGGCACCTTTGGGCCTCACCGCGATAAAGGGCCACGGTTGGTCCTCGGACAGCGCGCGATCGCGGATCGCACGGGCTTGGGCGCGGGTGCCGATCCATGCATAGTTTGTGCCCCTTGTCCGCCCAGCCCCGGAAAGGTGTAGATACTCCTTCGTTTTCGGGTCGCGGAACCGAACGCGGTTCTTGTTGGAAGTCGGCAACTGAGTTTTGAGTTTCGGGCTGCCTGTGACCACCTGCGTCATATCAGCAGCCTTTCAGGGATTGCGTTGCGATCAGATGGCAGGAACTCAACGAAGAGCTCATGCCGATAGCGGTCATGCTGACGCGTAGCGCCTCTAGGCGATCAGCTAGCTGCTGGACCAAGGGATCATTGCAGCCAATCTCCCGCGCTGCTTTCAGCAGGGCGTGATCGTTGTCGTCGGCCACTGCGGTCACGGTCGGTGCGAGGTTGTTCACGCAACCTCTCCCCTCATGACCTCAGGCAGCCAGCTGTCGATCGCTGCGACCTCGGCGCGGCTCAGCCGCAAGGCTTCCTGCGTGCTGGCGTCGTTGAACAGTTTTTCGAGTTCCTTGCGTTTCTCGCCGACCTTCAGCTTGGCAAAGCGTTCCATTTGATCCTCTCGCTCTTCGGTCACCACCAGTTCGCGCCAGATGCTGTCCAGCATCTCGGAGCGGCAGGCGTTGAACAGGCTCTCGGCTGTGGGTGTCCAGATGCTGCGAGGGCTGACATCCAGCCGACGCAGCAGAGCGCGGTTGGCTGCGCTGGCAAAGGGCGCGTTCATGGTCCGGGCGAGCAGGGTGGTCAGCACCTGATTGCGGTGCTTTTTGCCTTTGGCGATGAAGGCATCGAAAGCCACGTCGAAGTCTTCGCGTGGGTCAGCAGCTTGATCGTCGTCTTCGCCGGTCACGCGCTTGTCGACGGTGACGCTATTGGCAACTTCGGGCAGGCTCAGCTGCTCTTCAGCGCGGATGTTGAACGGGCCGGTGAAACTTGGCATCTCGGTCCAAAGCTGGAAGGCAAGCAGATCGAGGGCCAGTTCTGGCTGGGCGATCATCCGTGCTTGCAGGGCGAGCCGCTCAATACGGCGCAAGTCCTCGATCCCGGCTTGGGTGATCGGTGGCTTCGGAGCGATCTTCTCGACCTCATCGTCCTCAGCGCCGGAATTTGAGCCGGCGCGCTGTTGAGCGGGCAGGTAGGCGGAGCTGACCTCTAGCTTGCCATCGCGGTCCACCAGTACGAAGACGGTGGCAGCCTCCCGCTCTTCGTCTTTGTAGTCGCCAAGCATCCGCTCTTCGAGCGCGTCGAACTCAGCCTTCTCGGCGTCGGTGAAGGTCTGCGTTTCGCCAAGTTCGCAAAGCTCTGCATGTCGGATGGCATCCGCTTCGGGCAAGTCGATGGCCTGACGGTAAATCCGCGTCATGCCTTCGGTGTGCTGGTAGCCAACCCACGATTCAAAAACAGGAATGGCCCGGGCGAAACCCTCGCTTGCTTGCAGGTCTTCGGCAGCCTTGATCAGCTTTGTCTCAAACAGCTGATGGATCAGTTCCGCGTTGTGGAGCCGGGATTGATCGCTGAACAGGTCCTCGTCGAGCGTGCCGCCCTCGGCCCGGTAAAGGTCCAGTCCAATAAACTGCACGCGGCGATCCGATGAAGGCACATTGCCTTCCATCAGCTGGTGGCGCAGCCGATCGGCAGAATAGCGATGCTTTGTCGCCAGCTTCAAAGCCTGTGCCTCGCGCTCTGCGCCGCCGGTCACGGTGAGCACCTGAGCGATGTCGAGGGTGATGTCGCCGGATCGTAGAGCATCGAGCGTGGAGGCCGACAATCCTGCCAGTTTCAGGCGGCGCTGGACGTGGGCCCGGGTCTGGCCGAATGCCGCTGCGATCTGATCGGCATCGCTGCCATGGTCAGCCATGGCGGCATAGGCGCGGATTTCATCAGCCGGGTGGAGCGGGCGCTGTGTGGCGCCTTCCGATCCCGCCCAGCTGCGGGCCAGCGCGGGATCGGTGGTCACGTTCACCGGGATTGCCTCGAAGTCGATGTCCGCGCTGTCTGCGAAATCGCTGCCTTGGGCGCGCAGGTGAAGCAGTGCTGCCAACCGCCGGCCGCCAGCGACAATGCCGAACTTTCCGCCCTCATCCAGCGCATTGAGGTTCTGCATCAGGCCATTGATGGCCAGCGATTTCGCCAGCGCGGCGATGTCTTCGGGGTCGTGAACCTGACGCGGATTGAGTGCGTGCAGTGAGAGATCATCAAGCGGCACAGTGCGGGTGGTCGACATGGGGGATTGGTCGGTCAATTGCCTTCTCCATCTATGCTTTGGGGAGTAGCTCGGCAGGGCGTCGAGTAGGCGTCGACACCCCTCAGGCTCATCCGTTGGTATTCTTGTTGTTGGTCAATTCTTCCGCGCTTCCCTGAAAATCGATGTCGGGAATGAGCGACTGGGGACGGAACACCATGCGATAGTGGAACTCTGACGCATTCACGTCCTCAAGCTGTTCGGAAACAAAGAACACGTTGTCCGATAGGCCGAGGTAATTCTTGAGGTAGGTGTTGTCGCCTGTTTTGCAGGTGACCGACAGGCGTTGCGCAGTGTCGCTGTTCCCCAGCGAACAATAGCCCTCTGTAACCAGTACAACCTTATCGGTGATGCCGTTATAAAACGTGATGCGGCGCGCGACTTCAAAGTTGTCGGCGGCGGTCGACAGGTTGCGAGACGCTACATCCGCCGCCTTTTGGCATGAGGTCGCGGATAGCAGCATAACGGCAAGAGCCGCGCCGGAGATTAACTTGAATTTCATGGTGTTTCCTTTTCAGTGTGGCTGGACGCGGCATCAGGGGCTGGGATGTACTCGTGGTTTCGCGAGGCCTGAAACATAAAGCCTGTGAAGGTCAGGCCGTGCTTTTCCTGCCAAGCGTCAAGCGTGGCGCGGACCATATCTTGAAGGTCGCGCGCATGTTCCGCTGTGATGTCAAAGATAGGGATGTCGCCCTCTGGGTCGCCGTGATCATCGAACGCACTTTGTTCGGCAGCTTCCGTAAAAGAGTGAACATCAAAGTATCGGCTGATCTTGATATTGGCAGGTTTCATCGCCTCGACGATGTATCCGCCGTCATACTCTTCGGTGGCGACCCTAACTGCTTCCTCGCGGGTCACGCATTCGGTGTGGTAGCGCTCATCGTCGTGGCCCACCCACCAATTCCAGTTAAATTCTTTGGTCATCATAGGTTCCTCCCTATTGGGTTCAGCAAGCGCCACAGTAGAGCGCGAGGTTTGGCGTAATCTGGATTTGCGCGATCGCGGTAGTTGCTGCGGTCGCGATGCCGGCGATCATCGCGGCGAGCAGTAGGGCGAACAGAATGACGCCGAGATAGGCAGGCCAGCGGCGGGACTGGACGCAGCGCGAGGGCTCATGCAGCCATGGTCCGCTGCCTTCCATCGCGCGGAGTTTTGCGAGTGTATTGGCATGCTGATCTTGTTGCCGCTGTTCTTCGCGTTGGACTGCCATCATTTCCTCCAATGCTTTGGTGAGGTCGGGGCGACTGTGGCTGAGCGGGGCGCTCATGCCGCTGTCTTCTCAAGGGTGTCGCGCAGTGTCCGCGCACGATGAGCATCCTCGCCGTTCCGATCGAGCAAGAGGATCGTGTTGCAGGCAGCGATCACGGCGGCATCGGAATAGTGACAGCAATCCGCGATAATACCGCGGGCATGGGCGAGGTCGGCTTCATCCTTGGTCATCACGGGAACAATCCCCTCTGCGTATCGTCGCCGGGGCGGATGATGGCGACGCTTTCGAGAATGAGGTGCGGGGCGCCGGTGCTTTCCGCCAACTGGCTGGCGGCATGTTCGGCATCGTTGAAGGTGCTGTAGCGCTGGCGCGGCTCGGTCCGGGCGCCGGGGCCGGAAGGTTTCCGGCAAATCATCCAGAAGCGCGCGAATTGGGGAAGCTCGGACATCACGCCACCTCTTTTGGCGACGCGGCAACCGCAGCCGTGCAAAGCGCGGTAGCTGGCGCTTTGGGGCAGGTGGCCTGCAAAACCACGGTGACCGCGCCGGGGTGGCATTGGTGGATCACGGCATGACAGAGCTTGCGGTCGCAGCGGTGAAGGCTGCGCCATTTCGCAATATGGAAGCTGCCGTGCATCAGGCCGATCGGCTCATTCCGGTGGGGCGTGCCGATGCTAAACCCAGCATTCTTCGCGGCGGCGATGGCGCTGTTGATGTCGGGAAATGTGAGCTTCATGCCGCATCACCGCCGGTGCTCTGTGCCACGTGGCGACGGATGCGAGCGAGGATACGCGGGGTGCGACTGTCGAAGTCAGCCAGTACCGGATTGAACGGTTGGGTTTTGACGATATGCGCAGGCGGGCCGAGGCGATCGAGGTCTACGCGCTTGCCGCGCTCGGCCATGAGGATGTCCCATGCGCAGGCGAGGATGGCGGGTCGCGTGTGAAAGTGTTCAGGGTTCGTGACGACCGCGCGGGCGGTTTCGGTGCTGCGGTTTTGCATTTTCCATCTCCATTACCGGGGTGGTATGGAGGTAAGTTCGCACATAGCGAATATTTGCGCAATAACCCAGTTCGCCATTTGCGAATTTTTTAGTGCACAATCCTAGTTGTGCTTATTGCTGCCGATTCGCCGGGGTCCATCTCAATTTCATAAGCACTGAGAGCGCATTAGCGATTCGCGGCTGTTGTCGACAGCTCAACACGTCCTAGACGGCGGGGTATCCAAGCATAACCATAGAGAAGGCATTGGCCCTTTCCTTGGTTATTCTTTCAAATTTGAAAGATTTTGCGGGCGCTATTGACCGCCATCGAAACACCCGGATAGCGTGAACGTATGGTGAACTTGGATGGTAAATATGACTGACATTGAAGTGGCGGATGAAGTTGCAAAATTACTTGCGTTGTCTTCTCGCGAGCGGAAATCCGTTATTTCGATGGCTCGGAGGCTTGTTCGAGAAGGCCGGCAGCATGACGAGAGACTGCTCGCCGATCCTCAACGCTCAAATCCTTCATGATCTCAATGTGGGCCCGGATCTCATCGGCTAAGTCGTCACTGTCTATTAGGTCGTAAACTGAAACACCCAGTTCATCGGCGAACCTCTTAAGGAGGCGCCCGCTTGGAAATTTTTTTCCATTCTCTATTTCGGAGATGTAGCTCTTACTGCTTCCCGCCTTGGCCGCGAGAACCTCAGCTGTCCAGCCGCGCTCTTTTCTGAGTGTTTTCAAGCGTAAATGCATGTTCGCAATTTGCCATGAAGGCTTCGAAATCGCTAATCGCTTATAGCGAACTTTTGCGCTTGCGTTATTGTTCGCCATTTGCGAACTTCTAAACATGACAACTCTGGATCAGTTTTTGAAGCAATCCCAGCAAACCCAACGCGAATTTGCGCGAGCTATTGGGGTGTCCGCTTCCTACATGAATGAGATTGTGAAGGGCGGGAAGTGCCCAAGCCTCTCTGTTGCAGCTAAAATCGAAGAACATACGGAAGGGAAAGTCCCGATGTCGGCGCTTCTCTCTAAGCCTAAGGACGCCGCCTGATGCCGCGCCCCTGCCTCCCTCTTTGTCATAATGCCCCGTCATGCGCTGAACCTCCGTTGGTCACCGCATCAAAACCATGGAAACAAACATGAAGATTTCCAGCCAAGCCCTTTCAGACAAGATCGACGCCGCGCTTCGTCTTCGGGTCGGCCACGGCAAGACCTACTCGTTTGAAGCCTTGGAAGAGGTCACGGGAATCAAGGCTCGGACCCTTCGCAGCTATGAAGAGGGGGTGACGCCGACCGCCGCTGGCCTGATGTCGCTTTTCGCCGCACTGGGGACGGGCTTCACATCCGACATTTTAGGCATGGTGGGGCAATCAGCCCGGAAAGCTGAGGGCTGCCAGCCTGAGCATATGCCGACGCTCTGCGCCGCGACCGCGTTTTCGTCGCTTCTGGCGGAAGCGCTGAATGATGGCCACGTCGATCATCGGGAAGCTGCTGTGCTGCGGCCGATCGCCGTGGAACTGATGGAGTTGCTGGCCCCGATCGCAGGCGGGAAACCGTCTGTTGTGCGCAAAGGCGGTGGGGTGTGACCAATTCAGCGGTCTCGGTTGTTCGATTTTGCCATCCGCAGGCTCCGGAGGGACATCGTTGCGATCCTCTCTCCGTCGAACCGCGGTTCCGGGGTGGTGTGCAGCGTCTGGGGATGCGCGCCGCCCCGTCCAATTTGCGTGGCAGGGCGTTTCATGCGCTTTCCCTCACCGATGGGGCGCGGTGTCGCGTAAAGCCCCGCCCGGCGCCGGGCCAGCCTGTGGTGCGGCGTCGGGGTCTACTCCCTGTTGAACTAGGGCGTGTAGCTGGCAGCGGCTGCGCGCCCATTTTTGTGGAGAGCAGCTTGTGACCGAACGTGGACAGATGGCTGTCGCCCAAGTGGTGTGCGACTTGAAGGTTGTAGCGCCAGCGGCGCAGTGCGGCGGTGTTCCTGCCCCGGAGGATGTAATCCGGACCGAATTCCTGGCGCCTGGTCAGTTGATCGTCGACGGGCGCTATCAACGTATGATCTCGGACAATGGCCGGACGAAGATTCGCAAACTGATCCGGGATTTCGATTGGGTGAAGTTTGGGGCCCTTATCGTCGCAGAGTTGGACGTCGGGAACTATGCTGTCATCGACGGGCAGCATCGAGCGATAGCAGCTTCGGCGCTCGGCGTTGTATCGGTTCCCTGTATCGTTGTTCGCGCCAATGTCGTGGGGCAGGCGGTAGCCTTTGTGGGTATCAATTCGACGCGCAGTTCTGTCGCCTCAATCGACAAGTTCCGCGCGCGTGTCACGGCAGGGGATGCGGAGGCCGTAACCGTCGATGGCATTCTCAATGATCTCGGCATCAGCACCGATGTCGCCGCAGGGACGGCGCTTGCTCCGCACCAGACACGCGCCGTGTCCAAGCTGGAGCGTATCGTTAAGAAACACGGGCGTGGCATTGCCTTTACCGTTTTGGAAATGCTGCGTGACGCTCAACCGGATCAAAAGAACCTGCTGACAGCATTTGCTATCGAGGTCACGTCCATTGTCGTGGCGCGGGTCATCGAAAAGGGGGGCGATCTCGATCGGCTCCATGAGGTGCTGGTCCGAACGGATTTCGAAACTTTGAAGGATAATGCCAGCCACATGGTCAAGCTGACTGGTGGGCAAACCACACAGCGTGGCGGTGAGTTGCTGCTGCGCGACTTCAACAAAGGGCTGAGGAAGCCGGTGTGAGCGTTGCCGTGCGTCATATCGGGCCGTGCAGGCTCTATCTCGGTGATGCGCTGGAAGTTCTGCGGGAACTTGAAGGGCAGGCTGATTTGCTGGTCACTGATCCGCCCTACCGGCTGACCTCGGGCGGCAACCGTGTCGGTGCGATGGGCGGCAAACTATCCGCTGCTAATTACGATAACAGCGGTTTGCTGATGGATGTGGTCGAATGGGCCGATATCGGCGGGCCGATCTACCGCGCCCTGTCACCGGATGCCGACGCCTATGTGATGTGCGATGACAAGAACCTGTTTGCCGCGCATGCGGGGTTTCTGGGGGCAGGGTTCCGGTTTCACAGTCTGCTGACTTGGGACAAGATCGTCCCCTCCAGAACGCGCTATTACATGAAAGATGGCGAGTTCACGCTGTATTTGTGGAAAGGCCGCGCAAGAGACATCACCTACGGTGGCGATAAACGGATCACGCGCATGGCGCGCCCTGCGGGGGCCGTCCATCCGACGCAAAAGCCGGTCGAGCTCATGGGGCGCTATATCGCAAATTCCAGCCGCGCGGGCGATCTGGTGCTGGATCCCTTCATGGGGTCCGGCACCACGCTGATTGCAGCGACTCAGCTGGGTCGCCGTGCCATTGGGATCGAGAAGAACCCTGAGCATTTTGAAGCGGCTTGTGCCCGCGTCCAGGCCGCTATGGCGGAGGTCGCCTGATGGATGCTCGGCTGAGATACACTGACCTTAATATACGGGGCACTATTTACCCAACAACTCAGGCAGCAGCTGCGGCGCACGGCGTTAGCGATCAGGCCATCCGTGTGGCGGCCCGCCGGGGCACTCTGCACCGGGTTGGCACAGGTCAAGGCGGTGTCGAGCCTATGCCAGTTCTGATCCGGGGCCAACGTTTCGATTCCGTCAAGACAGCAGCGGCTTACTTCGGTGTTACGCGCTCCGCGGTGCATACCGCGATGATGCGCGGCAAGCTTGACAACCTCGCACGGCCGCAACGCTACAACGGAGCGAAATCCAAGCCGGTGATGCTCGCGGGTATGCGCTTTGCATCAATGTCCGAGGCCGATCGGGTTCTCGGTTTCAAGCGGGGCTACGTCTCGCTCGCGCTCAGGCGGCAATCCCCGTCTGCCCTGCAGGCCATTCTTGGCGCTGTCATGCGCGAGCGTAATCGCCGCGATCAACAGGCGCGCAAAGCGTCGAACATTTCGGATTTGGGGGGGAATTGATGGACCTAAGAGTGGGACGGGCAGCCTTCGAACTGGTGGAGGCTGCGGAAATCGATGCGTATCCGCTGAGCCGTGATGATCGGCTCAACAGCCACTTCTTCATGGTGTGGGAGCGGCGTCGCTGGCTAAATTCGGACATGCGATTGAAGGCGCGGCCAGAGAGCCGGGCGCTCTACTTCGATCTGATCAACATCGCCTATGACCAATCCCCTGTCGGCACGCTGCCGAATGACATGGAGGTTCTGGCCAAACTCTTGATGGTACCAGAGGGCGATTTCCGCGCCCTGTGCCAGCTGGAGTACGGACCGTTGCACAAGTGGCGGCTGTGCCGCTGCGGCGATGAGCTGCGGCTGATGCATCCGGTGGTGTTGGACAGTCTGATCGAGGCGGTGTCTCGCAAAGAGGACAACCGCGCCAAGATGGAAGCAGCCAACACCGTCAAGCGCGTCCAGCGACTGCGCACCACGGTCGCGGGCTTGCAAGCTGATCTCGCCAAGAACGACGCCGCAGTGCGCTGGATGGATGAGTGGCTAGTCAAGCAGGATGTCGGATACCGGAACACGTCATGGGTAGAGCAGGCGATGCTCGCGTGGTCGGACCACATGATGGATATGCGTCAGGGCATTCGGCGCGGGGTGAGACCATGAGTGTCGTGAACTGTCCGGTGGACACTCTTGAGACAGTTGCAGGACAGTCTGAGGACAGTGTTTCAGGATTGTCCAATGAAATCAGCAACCTGCTTAATCTGTCTCGAAGTGTCCTACACGACAGGGACATAGACAGAGACAAAACACAGACAAAGACCGTTGCGTACCACAGCAGGCGGATCGCCTGTGGATAACTTGCGAAGCTGAGAAAAGGGGAATGGGGCAAATGGATCAGATCACAAGCACCGACAGCGCGCAGGAAGCCGCCGCGCCGCAGGAAACCAACCGGGCCCGGGTCCGCAGGCTCTTCATCGATCCACTGGTCAAGGATGGGATGCGGTTCAAGCATCACACCTCGGCTGACGATCAGCGGCGCAAGCTGGATCAGATGGCGGATGATCTCGGTTATCTCTCGGACGAGTCCCTACGGGTGCTAGCTGCCTGCATGCGCACCAAGGGCGAAGGCACGAACAAGGTGTTCTGGCCCAGCCGGGTCAGCCTTCTGGGATTTGCTGAGGCGCGAGAGCGCATGCCGTTGGAGGATGTGCCGGGGCTGCGGTCGTGGTTCGTCTCGGCAGCCGGTCGCAAGGCAGCCGCAGTGCAGGGCCGATTGGTCGCTGAATATGCCTTCTGGAAGAGCCACAAGCGGCCACCGCTCGCGGATCGCGAATGGGCCGGGATCAACGAGCGGGCCGCGGACTATGCGCGTCGGGTCGAGTTGATTGAGGATCGGCAAGCGCGTGGCGTGCTGGTGACTGGCGAAGAGCGGAACTGGCTGCGGCGCTATCACGAAACCGAAGCCATGCTCCGCGGCTGGCTGGATGAGAAAGGCGCATGATGCAGATGGCACCACTGAAGGCCGAGGCGATGGGCCGCGTGCGCAAGCGGATCTCTATCCAGCGGCTGTTGGAATGGGCATTCGCCGATGAGTGCGCCTCGATCGACTTCGAGGATGAAGGCACATTGGCGCCGGGCTATGGCCATGTAGGCAACGCCTACCGCATGGCGCAGCGCGGTTTGCTGGGCTGCAAGATCGATGGCGGTGGCCGTTCATATCCGGACCATGATGCTGACATCGTTGCCTCAGCGGTGGCCGTGCTGCCCGAAGGCTGCGGTGGCCGGCGCATGGCGGTGCAGATCGCTGAGTTGGCGCGTGCGCGTGCTGTGCCGGAAGCCTATGTCGGGGCGGTCACGCGATGTGAGCCCATCGGGTGGCGCGAGAACCAGCACGGTCGGCGTGCTGTAACTGAAACGCTCGGGCAGGTCGCTGACTGCAGTGGTCGCAAGGTGAAGCGCCATGACATTCGGGTGTGTCCGGTTGTGTTCCGTCCTGCTGCGGATCAGATCGCAGCGGCGCGTCGCAATTATTTGCAGTGGTGGTCAGCGCTGCTGGAGCTTCGAGTTTGTCTGCAAATTCAAAATGATATGTCGCGTTGGAATGTCTCGCACGAGCTGCCGCCCCGCACGCCTTGGAAAAAAGCTCTTGCCGAATAATTCTGCCCCCCCTAGACATAGAACAAATACCCCAATCGCGCCCGGTGAGGATGATCCTCGCTGGGCGTTTTGCGTTTGCGGGTGGGCGGAGGTGTCGCATGGGTAGGCTTGCTGGTCGGGGCATGGGCTCACGGATCGGCCGGACTGCTTCGCGGCTGAACGCGGACCCAAAGAAGCCTGTCAAAGCCGAAGGCCCGCGTCATTCGTCGCACCGGTGGTACTCGCTCGCCCGCTGGCGTCGGTTGCGCTGGTCGGTGCTCGAAGAGGCGCGCTTCACCTGCGCTTGGTGCAAACGGATCGAAGCGAACACATCAAAGCTGGTGGCTGACCATAAGCGCGCACATCGAGGCGATCCGGAGCTGTTCTGGGATCGCAATAACCTGCAGTGCCTCTGCAAAGCCTGCCACGACAGCGAGAAGCAGCGGCAGGAGCGCCGAGGGGAGGGGGGGTAAAAGTCTGCCACCCCGCCAGAGCGGAAACCGGCAGCCCCATCATTCGGAGATTTTTTTCTGGTGGATCAGAGATTTGACTTACTGGGTGACCCTATCCCTGAGGGGCGCGGTGGTCCGGGTCGAACCGGCCACATCGCCACTTCAAAAAATGCGAGCAAGATCAGAGCCTTGCTGGTCGCGGGTTTGAATAACTCGCAAATCGCTCGGGAACTGGGCATCAGCGTACCGACGCTGAGGAAGCATTATTTTCAAAGTGGGAAAATCAAAGCCAAGATGGCGCGGGAGATGGCGATCGCAGAAATGCGCGCCCGCAACATCCTCCGCCTCGATGCCCAGGCGGACAAGGGCAGCGTCTCGGCCATGCGCGCCTTGGAGCCACTGCTCGAAAAGGCGGAGCGCGACATCGCAGAGCGCGAGATGGGCAATGAGCAGCCGCGCCAGCAATCGCCGGGGGTTAAACAGCGCCGCGAGCTCATGGGCCATGAGGCCGATGATGAACTTGAGCGCGAGCTGAGCCAAGAATCGAGCCATGGACTGCACTGAACCGCTGCCGCGGTTCGCCTGTCCGGATTGGTGGGAGCGGCTACGCCGCCGAGAAACGCCGATGGCGGATGTGCCGCTGAATGAGGCCAAGGCGCGCAAGGCGCTGGCTTTCTTCAACCGGCTGCGGTTGCCGGATGTCGCAGGCAACCCGCCAATGAGTGAAGCCTGCGGCGATTGGTTCCGCGATGTGCTGGTCGCCTTTCTGGCCAGCGAGGATCCGGAGACGAAGGAAAGGCTCGTCTGGGAACTGCTCTGCATGGTTCCGAAGAAGAGCTCGAAGACAACCTATAGCGCGGGTCTCGCCCTGACCGCGCTTTATATGAACGAGTCGCCCAACGGTCAGATGCTGCTGATCGGGCCATCGCAGAACATCTCGAACCGGCTCTTCGATCAGGCGCAGGGCATGATCCGGCTGGATGAGAAACTGGCCAAGGTCTTCCGGGTTCAGGACCACACGAAGACGATCACACGATACAAGACAGGCACGGAACTGGAGGTGAAGACCTTCGACACCTCGATCGTGACCGGGGAAATCCCGATCATGACCATCATCGATGAGCTGCACGAACTCGGTAAGAAGAACGGGGCGCAGCAGGTCATGCAGCAGATCAGGGGCGGCGGGATCACCATGACCGGTGGTCAGCTGATGATGATCACCACCCAGTCAGACAAAGAGCCGGCGGGTATTTGGAAGGCCGAGATCGGCAAGGCCCGGGCGATCCGGGACGGTAAGGCGGGCGCGCGGCCGATCATGTTGCCGGTGCTCTATGAGTTTCCGGAGGCGCTGCAGAAAAAGGAGCGGTACTGGCGCAACCGTGAGAACTGGCCAATGGTGCTGCCGAACCTCGGCCGCTCCATCAGCCAGCAGCGTCTGGAAGACGACTACACGAACAACGGGGCGATCAGTCCCGAGGCCGAACAGATTTGGATGAGCCAGCATCTCAACATCGAGATCGGCTTGGGCCTGCACTCCGAGCGCTGGATCGGCGCGGACCACTGGGCCGGGGCCGGGCGGCCGGAAATGACGCTGGATGAGATCATCGCCTCTTCCGAGGTTTGCGTTGTTGGCCTCGACGGCGGTGGGCTGGACGATCTGTTGGGCGTTTCGGTCTTGGGGCGTCACGCGGAAACCAAGCGCTGGATGCACTGGGGCAGGGCCTGGGCGGATCGCGGTGTGCTGACGCTGCGCAAGAGCATCGCGCCCGAACTGCACGAACTGGTCGAGGCCGGCGATCTGACGCTGGTCGATAACCTGGATGCCGAGGCCAACCCCGAGATCGTGGCGATTTGCCAGCGGCTACAAGAGGCGGGGCTGCTGCCGGAGGAAGACGGGATCGGCATGGATCCCGAAGGTGTGGCCTCGATCGTCGACGCGCTGATCGAGGCCGGGTTTGAGATCGAGGACATCCGGGCGATCAGCCAAGGCTACAAGCTGAACGCGGCGATCAAGGGAACGCCGGTCAAACTGAAGAACAAGACGCTGGTGCATTGCGACCAGCGGCTCATGCGGTGGTGTGTGGGCAATGCGAAGACAGAGACCCGCGGCAATGCCGTGCTGGTGACCAAGGCGCGCAGCGGCTCGGCAAAGATCGACCCGCTCATGGCGCTGTTCAACGCCGTGATGCTGATGAGCTGGAACCCAGTCGGGCACGGTGGGCCATCGGTTTACGAAGAGCGCGGCATTCTGACGTTTTAAGGCGGTGTTATGGGAATTCTAAATCTGTTCCGGCGCCCTGCCGCAGAGAGCAAAAAGGAGGTGCAGGCCAGCGTTCCAGGCGGGGCTGTGTTCAGCGGGTTGGATGATCCGGCGCTCTTGGAGTTCATGCGCACGGGCGGCGGCGGCATGACGGAATCCGGGGCGCATATCGACGCCAAGTCGGCGATGAAGAACACCACCATCCTGCGCTGCGTGTCGCTCATCGCCTTCAGCATCGGAATGCTGCCGCTGCACATGCAGCGCAAGGGGGACAAGTCGAAGGCCAGCGATCACCCGTTGTTTCGGGTGCTGCACCGCAAGCCGAACGCATGGCAGACCGCATTCGAGTTCCGCAGCCTGATGCAGCAGCGCGCGCTGACCGATGGCGATGCCTTCGCGATGATCGTGCGCAGCGGCAACCGCGTCATGCAGCTCGTGCCAATCGCCGGGGAACGGGTGACGGTGAAGCAGCGCGACGATTGGGCGCTGGAGTACGTGGTAACACGGGGCAGCCGCGGCCCCATCACGCTGCCGCAGTCCGAAGTGTTCCATCTGCGCTATGGTCTGTCGGATGACGGGATCACGGGCCTGTCGCTGGTCAAGCAGTCTGCGGAAGCCATTGGCTTGGCCCTACAGGCCGAGAAGTCCGCGGCGCGCATGTTCCGCAACGGTATGATCATCGGGGGGGCGCTGAAGCACAAAGAGAAGCTCTCGCCCGAGGCCTATGAGCGGCTCAAGGCCAGCATGAACGATGATGCGGGCGCCGAGAATGCGCACAAGTGGAAGATCCTCGAGGAAGGCATGGATCTCGTTCCAAACCAGCATCCCGGCCGAGACGGGCAGGGGCTGGAGAACCGCAAGCATCAGATCGAAGAAACAGCGCGCCCCTTCGGCGTTCCGCGTCCGCTTCTGGGTGTCGACGATACGTCATGGGGCTCGGGCATCGATGTGCTGGGCCAGTTCTTCGTCCGCTATGGTCTGAACCCTTGGTTCGAGGCTTGGCAGCAGGCGATTGAACGCTCTCTGCTGACCGAAAGCGAAGCCGATGAATATGAGGTGAAGTTCAACGCCGGCGCTTTGCTGCGCGGGTCCATGAAAGATCAGGCGGAGTTCTTCGCCAAGGGGCTTGGTGCGGGCGGCCAGACGCCATGGCTGCATCCTGATGAGCCGCGCGATTGGATGGACCTGCCGCGCCGGGATGATCTGCCGGCGGCACTGGGCCAACAAAAGATAGGAGGGCAGAATGAGCCTGCGTAAACTTCCCGAGATCAAAGCGTTCAAAGCCCTGTCCAATATGGAATGGCAACCGCGCACCGATGTGGTCGACCGCTGGAACGCGGGCATCCACGCCGCCAATAGCGACGAAGCGTCAATCTCCATCCTCGGCGAGATTGGGGGCGGCGACTATGGCGACGGTGTCACGTCCAAGCGGATCGCCGGGGCGCTGCGTTCGATTGGCGAGCGTGACGTTCGGGTTGATATCAACAGCCCCGGTGGCGACTTCTTTGAGGGCGTGGCGATTTACAACATGCTGCGCGAACACAAGGCCAAGGTCACAGTGAATGTGCTGGGCCTTGCCGCGTCTGCTGCCTCGGTGATCGCCATGGCCGGTGATGAAATCAAAGTGGCAAAGACCGGCTTCCTGATGATCCACAACGCCTGGGGCATCACGATCGGCAACCGGCACGATATGCAGGCGGCAGCGGCAATGATGGAGCCCTTCGACCGCGCGATGCGGGATCTCTACGCCGAGCGTTCCGGATCAAAAGCCGAAGATGTTGAGGCGTGGATGGATGCCGAGACCTTCTTCACGGGTGAGGATGCGGTGAAGACCGGGCTTGCGGATGGGTATTTGTCTGACGCCGAGATCGAACAGGACAAGGACAACGGCAAACGTGCTTCGGCCATTGCCAAGATCGAGGCCAGCATGGCCGCACAGGGACTGTCCCGCCGGGAGCGCCGTAGCCTCCTCGCGGAACTGCAAGGGGGGGCTGACGTATCGCCTCCTGACGTCATGCCGAGCGCTGACATCATCGCCGCGCTTCGCGGCAACACCGAAAAACTGAAAATCTAAAGGGGTTTCAAATGAAACACTTCAAACAACCCGTTCGCGGGCTTGTCGGTGTGCGCGCTGATGCCAGCACCGATATCAAGGCTCTGATCGAAGAGCAGGGCAAAACCTTCGAGGCGTTCAAGGCCGCACATAAGAAGGAACTGGATGACCTGAAAAAAGGCATGGGCGATGTGGTCCAGTCTGAACAGGTTGACCGGCTCAACTCGAGCGTAGGCGAACTTCAGGCGGCCATCGATACAGCCAACGCCAAGATCGCGGCCATGTCGCTGAGCGGCACCGGCCCCGGCGCGGTGAAAGACGCGGAATACACCGAGGCGTTCCAAGCGCATTTCGCCAAGGGCCAAGTTCAGGCCAACCTGAACAAAGGTGCCGATCCTGAAGGAGGCTTTCTGGCGCCGGTGGAATGGGACCGCACGATCACCGACAAGCTTGTGGAAGTGTCGGCCATGCGTTCGATCGCATCGGTGCAGAACATCTCGACGGCCGGGTTCACCAAGCTGTTCAACCTGCGCGGCACTGGCTCCGGCTGGGTTGGCGAGGAAGATGCGCGCCCGGAAACCAGCACACCGACCTTCGGCTCGATGGTGATCACCCCTGGCGAAATCTACGCCAACCCCGGCGCGACGCAGGGGATGCTTGACGATGCCGCAATCGATCTGGAGAGCTGGCTGGCCAATGAGGTTCAGACCGAGTTCGCCAAACAAGAAGGTCTGGCCTTCGTCGCGGGCAATGGCGTCAACAAGCCGAATGGTTTCCTGAGCTACGCGAGCGGGGCTGCGAATGCCGGGGCGAACCCACTGGGTGCCATCGGTGTTGACCCTGCCGCAGCGACAACCGCTGTGACCGAGGATGAGCTCCTCGATCTCATCTACGGAACGCCGGCCAGCTACACCAACGGCGCGCGCTTTGTCATGAACCGGACCACTCTGGGCAAAATCCGCAAACTGCGCGACGCCGATGGCCGCCAGTTGTGGCAGCCCTCCAGCGTCGCAGGTCAGCCCTCGCAGCTGCTGGCATATCCGGTCACCGAGATGCCGGACATGCCCGACATGGCCGCCAACACCACGCCGATCGCCTTCGGCAACTTCGCCCGCGGTTATCTGATCGTCGATCGTACCGGCGTGCGCGTACTGCGCGACCCGTTCACCGCAAAGCCAAAGGTGCTGTTCTACACCACCAAGCGCGTCGGCGGGGCTGTGGTCGATCCCAAAGCTATCCGCATCCTCCAAATGGATGACGGCATCTAAGCCAATCGCCTCGGCCGCGATGGCCGGGGCTCCCCTCTCTCAATGGAGTTGAAAAGATGAGCGACGAAAAGAAACCAGTCCCGGAAGAAAAGAAGCCGACCGCGAAGTCTACGAAAAAGCCGGGCCCCAAGGTCAGCATGACAGCCGCGCAGGCGAAGAAGCTGGGCCTTGATCCATTCCCCTACGGCGGGAAATAAGCAATGACCCCCGTCCGTGTCACAGCGCCCGCCGCATTTCCCGTCACGGTGCAGGAAGCCAAGGATCATACGATCATCGACTTTGCCGATGACGATGGTCTGGTCGAGCGACTGATCATGGCTGCGACAGACCACCTCGACGGCTTCACCGGTATCTTGGGTCGTTGCATCGTCAATCAGCAGTGGCGTCAGGATTATAACGGCTGGGCATCCTGCCTGCGTCTGCCGTTTCCGAACGTCTCGGCGGTTCAGGTAGAATACACCGACGTGGACGGGGCAACTCAGACGGTGCCTGCTACCGACTATCAGGTCATCACCGACCCGCGCGGCGTGCGGGTTCAGTTTCTGAGCGACTTCTCAGCGCCGTCGCTCGGGCGGTCTCTGACGCCGGTGCAGGTCACCTTCACGGCGGGCTATGGCGCGCCTGAAAACGTCCCATGGGATATCAAGGCCGCGATCTGCATGCTGGTGGCGCACTGGTATGAACAGCGTTCGGCAGCCTCGGACAAAGAGCAGCGGCCTATGCCCTTCGCTGTCGATGTGCTGCTCGGGAAGCACCGCTGGGTGATGTTGTGAAGCTCATCGAGGCCGTCGCATTCGACGCGCTTGCAGGTCTTCCGGATGGATCCGGCGGCGAAACCCTCGATTGGGTCGAGCAGTTCACCACCCGGGCCCATTTCCGCTACCTGCGCGGCAGTGAGGCGGTGATCGCCGCGCGGCTGCAAGGCAAACAGCCGGTGGTTGTCACTGTTCGCGCGAACAGCAACACGCGCGCAATCACGCCGCAATGGCAGATGCGCGATACCCGCCGCGGCACGGCGTACAACATCCGCACGGCGGTTCCGTCAGATGACCGGCTCTTCATCGAATTGACCTGTGAGAGCGGGGTGATGGTGTGAGCACCTCAATCGACCTGCAAACCCTGATTTACGAGCGCCTCGTCGCAGATGCGCGCGTTCACGCGCTGGTGGGGGATCGCATTTTCGACCGGATGCCAGCAGACGCAGATTATCCCTGCATTACCTTCGGCCCGTCTGACTATAGCCCCAATGACATGGATTGCATCGAAGGTCGGGATGAGACGCTCCAGCTGGATTGCTGGGCGGAGGATCACGGGCGGCTTCGGCCGGCAAAGGAGATCGCAGACGCGGTTAAAAAGGCGCTTCACCAATACGAGGTCGACGCGGGCGATAGCGCCCTGATCACGATGACCGTGGAGGCGGTGCGCGTCATGCGTGACCGCGATGGGATCACCGGCCACGGCATCGTGACGGTCACAGCCAATTTGGAGGAAGCGTAATGGTTAAGGGGCTTGCAGAGTTCAATCGCCGGTGGGGGGCAATCCCTGCCAAGGTCCGACAGGCTGCCCGGGACACGCTTGAGCAAAACGCCGAAGAGATCGTGGCGGATATGAAGCGCTTGGCCCCGAAAGGCGAAAGCCTCGATCTGGTCAATTCGATCGGCTGGACCTGGGGCGATGCGCCGGAGGGCGCGATGGTGATCGGTACAGTGGGCGGTAAGGAATATTCGACCCTTCGCATCACAATCTACGCAGGCGGAGGGGATGCATTCTACGCCCGCTTCCAAGAGTTCGGGACCAAGGACATGCCGGCCAATCCGTTCTTCTTTCCGGTGTGGCGCACGCGCAAGCGGCGCGTGAAGTCGCGACTGACGCGAAACATCAACAAAGCAATCAAGGAAGCATGATGAAGATTAAGATCAAACGGGATGCGCATCACCGCATCAGCTCGAGCAAAAGCCAATCGTTCAAGGCGGGCTCAGAAGTATCGGTTCCGCAAGCAACAGCAGAAGCGCTTGTGGAGCGGGGCGTGGCCGAGGTGATCGGCGACAAGAAACCATCTTCCGCGAAGGGGAAATAACATGGCAACGGGCAAACAGACGAAGCGGCTGATCGTGCAACTGGGGGACGGGGTGACCCCGACCGAGACCTTCGCGCATACTTGCGGGGCGAACACCTTCGGCATCACACTGAGCAACAACCTCGGCGAAAACACCGTACTGGATTGCGACGACCCGCTCGATGTGCCGGCATCGATCGTGCGACACCTTGAGAGCCAAGACACCAGTGTCACGCTCAGCGGCATGGTGACCATCGAAGCATGGCCGACATGGCGCGATTGGGCCGACACCGGAAGCGAGAAGAACATCAAGATTCTGCTGGATGAAGACGCCGCCAACAATGGCGGCCACTGGATCCTGCCCGCCTATCTCGCTGGTCTTGAACTCGGCAAGGAAACCAGCGGCAAGGTGACCTTCAGCGCGACCATCTCGGGCGCCGGTCAGCGCGTCTGGACTGACGCAGTCTGATGGCTGACGTGATTGCAGAATGGGCCGGGAAAGAGCGTCTTTTCCGGCTCACCTTTGGCGGGGTTCTTGAGCTCGAAGAAGCCTGCGGGAAGGACGCCATCGGCGCGATCTTCTTGCGCGTTTCCTCGGGGAAGTTCCGAGCAGAGGATATCTGGCACACGATCCGCATCGCACTGATTGGAGGCGGTGAGAACAAGGTCGCGGCCAAGCATCTCATGGAAGCGCAGTTCGAGCGCCAGCCGTGGCACGACAACGCGGCGCTGGCAGGCGATATCCTGATCGCCCTGATGGCGGGTGTGGAGGATGGTGACGGCTCCAACGACGAAGCGGAGGTTGAGCCCATGCAGTTCTCCGAGGTCAGCCAGATTTGCCGCGAGTTCAATATGTCGCCGCTCGATCTGCGTGAGATGACCTATGCGGATTTCATCAACATGGTGCGCGGCTTCAATGCCGGCAGCAAGAAAGCCGAACCACCGACCGAGGAGGAGTTCGATGAAATCCTCGCCAAGTATGAGCCGGAGGCGCTGAAGTAATGGCCGACGTCGAAACCGCCTTGATGCTGCGTCTGGAGGCGTCCCTTGCTAAGTTTGAGAAGCAAATGGCACGCGGTCAACACGTGGTGAACAAGTTCACAACCGACTGGGACCAAAAGTTCGCCGCGAGCAATCGGAAAATGGCTAGGAATGCCGAGGCCAGCGCGCAGTCCATCGGCAAGGAAATGGACCGGCTGCGGGCGAAGTATGACCCGCTCTTTGCTGCGTCCAAGCGGTATGAGACTGAGCTCTCTGAGTTGAACAGGGCGCAAAAGGTCGGCGCCCTGAATACTCAACAGTATGACGCGGCCCTAGAGCGGCTCAACGCTGAGTACATGCGGGCAACTGGCGGCGCTCAGCGGCTTGCGGGGGCGAACGCGCGTGCAGCGGGGGCCACGCGCGGCATGGGCGGCGGTATCCAAAACGCAGCCTATCAGATCGGCGATTTTGCGGTACAGGTTGGCGCTGGTACCTCGGCATCGATTGCCCTTGGTCAGCAGTTGCCACAGTTGCTTGGCGGGATGGGTGTCTTGGGTGCAGTTCTCGGCGCGGTGGTGGCTGTGGCGATTCCACTGGCGTCATCGTTCCTGAAATCTGGCGATGCTGCAGGCGACCTTGAGGACGCGGTAGGTGACCTTAGATCAGCAGTTTCCGACTACAACAGCGCGGTTGAGCGGGCGAACTCACCGACTGATGAACTGGCGGAAAAGTACGGCAGGGCATCTGATAAGGCGCGAAACCTCCTGCGCGTACTGAGCCAATTGGCCCGCCTGGACGCGATTGAAAGCATCCGCAAGGGTGGCGCTCAGGTTCTTGAGGCTTTCGATGAATTGCAGGGGCGCTTAGATCGTTTCGATCAAGTATTGCAGCAGGGCTATTCCGAAAGCGAACCGGCAGCTGTGCGACAGGTACGCAAGATCAAAGAAGAGTACGGCCTGACGCTGGGTCAAGCGCGGCAACTCGTTGCGCTGATGAGCGACTATCAAAGCGCGGATTCCCTTGATGCTCAGGCGGCGGCCCTCCAAGCCATGTCGACTTTCCTTACTGAGGCGGCCAGAGGCGCGGATGAGACAAACGAGAACCTCATCTCGATCGCGCGCTCTACGGCAGAGGCGGCTTTAGGTGCGCTCGATCTGGCTAACGAAAGTAGTAACGCCGCCTTAGCTTCGGAAGATCTTTCCAGAAGCATCGCGGGGATCTCTTTCGACAATGCGATCAGCGGAGCGAATGCCCTTTCTGGTAAGATTGGCGGGATGATCGGACAGGCGCAGACGCTCCTGAGCGTACTGGGGCGGGCCCAGATGGCCAACATGAAAGCATCTGATCAGAGGGAGCTTGCCGAAGCAGAGCGCGACTTGGTCAAAGCCGGTACCGATCGGGTTGAGGTCGCTCGCAAGCTGGCGGAAATCGAAAAGCGTCAAGGGTTGGATGCCGCAGGCGTGACATTGCCGGTGGCCGCTCGTGAGAAGTTGATTAAGGACGCTGGTGAGATTGCGGCTGCAACGGCCGATGCTCGCGGTGAAATATCAGACCTCAACAAGGCTCAAAGGGAGGCGGACGCAGAGGCGAAAAAACGGGCTAAAAAGAAAGCCAAACAAGACCCTCTCTTTAAGGCGTCTGAAGAGGAGCTCGTAGGCATCCAGCGCCAGATTGAGATGATCGGTAAGACCAAGGCCGAGATTGCCGAGCTGACCGCCAAATATAAGCTGCTGGATGAAGCCAAAGAGCGCGGACTGAACCTCGACGCCCGTCAGGCTGCGACCGGCGAAACGCTGCGTGAGCAGATCGACAGACAGGCAGCGAGCATTGGCGACCTCACCGAGAAGTATGAGCAGGCGCGTGAACGCGCGGCGTTCTTCGAAGGGGTGCAGCAAGACCTGAAGAACGGGTTCATTGACGCGATCGTCGAGGGCGAGAGCCTCGCGGGCGTGCTGGAAAACCTCGCGAAGTCACTCGCGAAAGCTGCGTTACAAGCGATGCTGTTCAATGAAGGGCCGTTTGCCAGCGGCACCGGCACGGGATGGCTTGGCGGTGGAGGCAAGGGCGGCTTGCTGGGCGGGGCAATCATCCCGGGCATTCTTCACAGCGGCGGCACGGCCGGCAAAGATGGCTACGGCCACGGGCGGTCTGTTGCGCCTGCGGTATTCAATGGCGCGCCGCGCTACCACAAGGGCGGGATCGCAGGGCTGCGGCCCAATGAAGTACCGGCGATCCTCGAGCGTGGTGAGCGGGTCATTCCGAATGGGCAAACTGGCAGCGCACCTATGCAACTTCAAAAGGCAGTGGTGGAATTGATCCTGCCGCCGGGCTTGAGCGCAGAGCAACGCCAAGAGACCCAGAGCATTTCTCTCCGCATCACTGAGGCAAGGATGGCCGCAAGCAACCGAGTCAAAGCTGATAACAAGTACCTGAGCGGGGGCCGCTGATGCAGATTGCGTTTCCATACCCGGTGAAAGTGCAATCCAGCACCCCGAAACTCAGCGGGATGCGGTTTTCCCCGTTCACCAATATCGACGGGGAAAGCTTCGCCACGCCAACGCTGAACGGGCACTGGAAGCTGGACCTCGATATCGCTGCGATCGGGATGCAGGGGCATTTGGCGCTATCGTCCTTTGTCACTCAGATGGAAGCTGCAGGGGCAACCTGTGTTGTCCCGGTTTGCACGCAATGGCGGCCGAACGATGCAAGCGGTCGGATGCTGGCGCCGAATGGCTCTGCTCCGGAATGGACATTCGATCATGTCGGCTTTGCGAATGATCCGTTTGACGGCTTCACGCTGCGCGCGGCGGCATCGCATCGAGACAGCTACATCGATATCGACAAGCCCACGCTGTCTCAGCTTTGGCCAGGGCACTACATCACTCTGGGCGACCGGCTGCATCAAGTCGGGAATGTGAGCGCGATTGGTGAAAGCGAAACAGCTATTCGTGTCTCTCTCATGCCAAATATCCGGGGCCACCACGACGTAGGCGCGCTGGTAGTTGTAGACCAGCTGCGCCTCAAGTGCCGCATGGAAACCGGGGAT